ACTCTATCTTTCTTTACTCCTCATGGAGTAGTAGTAGGCGGTGGTAATAACCAAGCTACAGGTAGTTATTCATTTATCGGTGGTGGTGGTGATGCTGGTACTGCGGCTAATAGGAATGTGGCTAGTGGGGATTTTTCTGTTGTAGTTGGTGGACAAAGAAATACTGCTAGTGGAAATGGCTCTTTTGTAGGTGGTGGTGGAACAACTGGTAGTAGTGTATTTCCAAATACATCTTCAGGATCAGGCTCATGTGTAGTTGGTGGGTTTCAAAACACATCATCTGGTTTTGGTTCGTTTGTTGGTGGCGGATATAACAATACGGCAAATGCACAGTATTCTGCAATTATGGGAGGTGAAGCTGGCACAACTAGAAGCATTATAGGTAATCATGTTTTTCCAGCTTGTGTTGAACCTATTTCAACTGTTTTAGGTGTTTCTCAAGCCGCCTTACTTATTCTTGGTGTTCAAACCACAGACGCTACAGCTACAGCATTACGCTCAGGCACAGCTGCCGCAGGCACAACAAACCAAGTAATACTACCTAACAACTCTGCTTATTATTTCAAAGGCTCATGTATTGCCAATGTGACTGGTGCGGCTAACGGTGCGGCATGGTCTTTTGAAGGCGCAATTATGCGTGGTGCTAACGCAGCATCTACAGTCTTAATCGACACCCCATCTATTAATCGTGTAGCGGCATCCGCTGGTGCAACAACTTGGACTATAGCGCTTACTGCTGATACAACCAACGGCGGTCTAACGGTAACTGTAACAGGCGTGGCAGCGACTACGATACGCTGGGTCGCTAAAGTCGAAACAACTGAGGTAACATTCTAATGACTATTCAATACGATAATACAACTAATTCGATCTCTGTCGTTGGCACAGAAACTAACCTACCAGTTAACATCCAGACCAAAGGCACAGGCGCACTAAACCTAGCCGCAGGTTCAAGCGGCGTGAACATTAGTAACGGCGGGACTGTTACTGCAATTACTGGTACGGCTGGCGGCTCATACACAACTGTTCCAACTATTACAATTTCCGCGCCCACAACAGCGGGCGGCGTTCAGGCAACGGGCACAGTTGGAATGGCTCAACTTACTACAGTTATTGCTGGTGGTGGTACAGGGTATACGGTCAACGATGTTTTAAGTTTTGTTGGCGGTACTGGTACAGCCGTAACTGTAACTGTAACAACTGTTTCTTCTGGCGTTATTACTGGATTTACTGTTGCTAACTCTGGCACATACACTGTTTTACCAACCAACCCAATTAACGTAACTGGTGGGACAGGTTCTGGAGCTACATTTAATGTAAATGCATGGCAAGTTAGAACAGGTGGATTTACCATTACAGGTGCTGGCTCAGGATACGTAGAGCAACCCACAATTACTTTCTCTAGTGGCTCTGCTGCTGCTTATGCAGTGGTTGGGGCCATACCGATTATTAAAAGTTTAAATACTCAACTAAGTGTTCAAACTGTAGGTGGTGAAGTTGCTCGTTTTAGGGCAGATCCAAGCGCTGTAGCAAATGGACGGCTTGATTTTAGCGTAGACCAATTTAATCGTGGAATTATAACAGGTATAAATACCCTTGTTTTAACATCGGCAGGAACAAATAGTGTATCAATTCAAACTGCTAGCACAGCGCAACAACAGCTTGTTATAGCCCACACAGCCTCCGCAGTTAATTATGTACAAGTTACTGGAGCCGCCACAGCAGCAAATCCTGTTATTTCAGCGCAAGGCTCTGATACAAACATTAATTTAACATTGCAATCAAAAGGGGCGCTCGGCTTTACTTTTAGAAATAGTTCAGGCGGAACTATTGCCTCTATGTCGCATGCTGGCTCAGCAACTCCAAATTCTGTTGGTTTACAAGCAACTATTTCAGGAAGTGCGCCTGCAGTTTCAGCCCAAGGCTCAGATACTAACATCCCCCTAGTCCTGCAACCAAAAGGAACAGGAGCACTACAAGCCCAACAAACAGACTCTACAACCGCTGGTGGTAATGCTAGGGGTACTAATGCTGTTGATTGGCAAACTAACAGAGGTAGTGCTTCTCAAGTAGCTTCAGGACAAAATACTTTTATCGGTGGTGGAACAAACAATACAGTAACAGGTGCTATTGCTGGTGTTTTAAGTGGTGGATTCAACGCAGTAACAGCACAATACGCTGTTGTTGCTGGGGGTGCGGCAAACAATGCAAACCAATATGGTGCTGGTGTTGTTGCTGGTCAATCAAATATTGCCTCAGGATATTTTAATTTTATTGGTGGTGGTCAATTAAATAGCGGAACAAGTGTTTCTGCCGTAACCACTCAGTCAGGAACCATGAACGGCACTACAGCCGTAACTTTGTCTGCTTCCAACGCTAGTATTAAAGTCGGTCAATTAATTACTGGCACAAGCATAGCTTCATTTACCTATGTAGCGGCTATTTCTGGAACATCCCTGACGCTATCTCAAGCAGCTAGTGGCTCATCAACATCTACACTATCCTTCTTCACCCCCTTTGGCACAGTAGTCGGTGGCGGTAACAATCAGGCAACTGGCTCATATAGCTTTATTGGAGGTGGTGGTAATGCAGGAACTGCGGCACAACGAAATTTAGCATCAGGGGATTGGTCTGTGGTGACTGGTGGTAGTCAAAATACAGCATCAGGCTCAAATTCTTCTGTTCTAGGGGGTGGAAACTGTAGTGCTACGAGTTCTTTTGCTACATGTCTTGGTGGTGCTGGTAATACAGCAAGTGGGTTTGGTTCAACAAATTTAGGTGGTAATGGTAATGTTGCAAACGGAACTTATGCTGTAGCTAGTGGGTTTGGATCAACGAATAGAAGCCTACCTAGTTTTTCTTTTGCAGCAGGAACTGCAAGCGTAAACGGAGATGCTCAAACTCAAATATTTGTATTACGAAATACAACAACAGATGCTACTGCAACAGCTTTAACTGCAAATGCTACTGCTCCATCTACAACAAACCAAGTCATCCTTCCTAACAACTCTGCTTACTTCTTTAGAGGTGAAGTGGTATCAGGCGTAACTGGCGGTGGAGATACTAAAGGCTGGACTATAGAGGGTGTAATTAAACGAGGCGCTGGTGTAGGAACTACGGCTTTAGTTGGAACACCTACAGTAACCTCTAGCTATGCTGATGCTGGGGCTTCTACTTGGGATATTGCAGTAACAGCCGATACGACCAACGGTGGATTACGAGTTACCTTTACAGGGCAGGCAGCAACTACAATCAGAACCGTAGCACAAATCCGCACAACCGAAATGACTTATTAATTTTTAACAAAGGAGCAACATCATGGCACTAAAACTTGCAGTACAAACCCAATTTGGCGTACCAGCCCCCGAAGCCTACGCACGAATCACGAACTTCTTTGGTACAAAAGACCAAATCCAAGTTCAAGTTGCAATCTATTACAACGAAGACGCACGGCATGGCAACATGGCTACAGTCAAAGAAAACGCACACTACATCGGTATGGAAGACCTCAAGGGTGATTTAATCCCAGCAATCTACGAGGTTCTAAAGACTTATAGTGACTATGCTGGTGCAGAGGACTGCTAAATGATTACCTACACATGGTCAATTGTCGGGCTATTAGTTGACAATATCCCTGAACCAGAAACGGTTGTTATCTCTAGCTTTATAATCAACGGTGTGGACGAGCATGGCATCACTGGTCAGGTAAACTACGCAGTTAACTTACTACCCCCAGATGCGCAAAACTTCACCGCATATGCCGACATTACCGAAGCACAGGCTATTGAGTGGACACAGGCCGCGCTAGGACCAGAGCGAGTTGCTAACATGGAACAGGAAGTCGCCGACCAGATTGCACAGGCATCCATCCCAACCCCACAGCCAGCACCGTTGCCTTGGAACGGGTCACAGCCACAACCTGAACCTGAACCAACCTAAAAACTGCTAAAAAATATGCATTAATATACATTTTTGTGTAAAAATACTGTTTAAGTTACAAAGGAATTTATTATGGATAAAGCTACTAAGAAAAAAGGTGTTTCTTTAGCCATAGGTCGTGGTGAAAAGTTGCCTGTATCTAAGGGTGCTGGACTTACCGCCAAGGGTCGTGCTAAGTATAATGCGGCTACTGGCTCGAATCTAAAAGCTCCACAGCCAGAGGGTGGCGCTCGTAAGCGTTCATTTTGCGCGCGTATGTCTGGTATGCCAGGTCCAATGAAAGATGAAAACGGCAAGCCTACAAGAAAGGCTGCCTCCTTAAAGAGGTGGAACTGCAAAGAAGGTGGAGCTGTTCGTGGCGGTGGCTGCGAAGTCCGTGGCAAGACTAAAGGAAAAATGGTATGAGCGAAATTGATCCGATCAAAACCGCCCGTGAACTAGCAACCCATGCTAATGATATTCAACACTTGCAGGACGACATGGATAAAATGGTCAGAGAAATGCAAGAAATCAAGTTAGCAATCCAAGGCATTCAGAAGACATTATCTGAAGCTAAGGGTGGGTGGAAGACGCTACTAGCGATTGGCGGTTTTGTCAGCTTTGTCACGGGTATTGTTGGTTTTGTAGCTGGTTATTGGGGGCAAAAATAAATGCCAAGTACATCTAAAAAACAACATAAATTCATGGCGGCGGTAGCCAAAAACCCATCGTTTGCCAAAAAAGTAGGAGTACCTTCTTCAGTTGGGGAGGAGTTTATGAAAGCCGATAAAGGCAAAACGTTTAAAAAAGGTGGAGCTATGAAACACGAAGATATTAAGATGGACAAGAAGGTTGTCAAAAAAGCCGTTGGTATGCACGATAAGCAACAGCACGGTGGCAAGAAAACTAAGCTAACCACCCTCAGAAAAGGTGGTCTTGCTGCTAGGCATAAAGCCACTGATGGCGTTGCTACTAAAGGCAAAACTAAAGCTACTATGATTAAGATGAATAAAGGCGGAGCTTGCTAACATGAAAAAGAAGATTCGTAAGTTTCAAGAGGGCGGTTTTAGCGCTGAACAAGAAGAATGGCTAGGTGGGGCTGACCGTACTGATCCGTACATCTTGGCTCGCATGCGTAGAGCAGTGCCCGACAAGAAACCTATGGCTTCTACTATGGGAGATGATTCTCCCGCAGGTAAATCTGGTTATGGTGAAGAAAATGAATTACCGACCACTACTAGAGTTCCCAACGCCCCCACTAAGACTTCTACTGCGACTGTATCTAAACCTCCTGTTAAAAAACCTAGCCAAGCAGAAATAGATGCAGAGAAAAAACGCATGGAAGATATTGGCAAAAGGCAAGGTTTACAAGGTTTTTATCCTGAAGAGATGCTTATTGGTGGTGGCGGTTTAAAAATTCTAAAGGAAGCGGGTAAAAAACTAGCTAGTAAAATAGCTGGAAACCGTGAATTAAAAGAGTATGTAGTACCAAAACTGCCTGCTCCTTCTGGTTCTAGTACTCCTGCTTTACCCTCACCTACTCCAAAGCTGACTTACGATAAAGCTGGGGCACTAGCTAAAAAACGTGCAGAGCGAGCAGAAATGCGTAATGAGGCTATGCGTAGAGAAAATGCTGAGCGATACGGTATAACAGATACTGAAGCCCCTGGGTATGAGTCGTTACGTGGCGCGTTCATGCGTAAGGGCGGTAGAGTGAAAGCTAAGACCAAATCCTATAAATCTGGTGGATCAGTTAGTGGCGCTTCTAAACGAGCAGACGGTATTGCTACCAAAGGCAAAACCCGTGGGAAAATGTGCTAAATGCCGATTGAGCCTGTAGACCCTTCTAAAAAGACTGGCGGTGATGGGCAGGAGAAGTATCCAGCCAAGCCAAAGCATGGTCCTGGAAAGTTTGACGAAATTCTAGAAAAAGCTGAGAAGGCTCAAAAGGCTAGGGATGAAATAAGCAAAATAGCAGGAGAGCAAAGGGAAAAAGTTAAAGCTGAAAGCCCACGCACCTATACGGAAAGACTGCAGGATATGGGTAGATTACCTAAACCTAGTGGCGCAGCTGGGGCAAAAATTGAGCTTGAAAAGGGCATGATGGGTAGTAATATACCAAAACCTAAGTTAAAAGCTGGTGGGGTAGTATCTTCCGCTTCTAAACGGGCTGATGGATGTGCAGTTAAAGGTAAAACTAAAGGGCGAATGATATGAGACCAAGTCGTGGTATGGGTGCCATTAACCCCTCTAAGATGCCTGGTGCTAAGAAAAAGGCGCGTAGAGACAACACTGACTTTACCCAGTTTAAAGAAGGTGGTAAGGTTAATGCTGCGGGTAACTATACTAAACCCAGTTTGCGTAAGCGGATTGTTTCTCAGGTAAAAGCAGCTGCAACACATGGTACTGGCGCAGGTCAATGGTCAGCTCGTAAAGCGCAGTTGGTAGCTAAAAAATATAAGGCGGCTGGCGGTGGATATAAATGAGTGGTTTAGCAAAATCTCAGCGTTCTTTAAAGGCTTGGGGAGACCAGAAATGGACAACCAAGTCAGGGAAGAAGTCGTCCGAGACGGGGGAAAGATACCTGCCAAAAAAGGCAATCGAAGCCCTAAGCCCACAGGAGTACGCAGCAACAACACGAGCAAAACGGCAAGGAAAAGCACAGGGAAAGCAGTTCGTACCCCAGCCACAAAAGGTAAAAGCAAAAGTAAAACCATATAGGAAGATATGAGTACTTCTGGAACTACAACATTTAATTTAGACTTAAATAACCTCATTGAAGAGGCTTTTGAGCGTTGTGGTACAGAATTGCGTACGGGCTACGATATGCGTACTGCCCGTAGGTCTTTGAATCTTTTGACAATTGAGTGGGCTAACCGAGGCATTAATCTATGGACAGTTGAGCAGGGTCAGATTAACTTAGTTACAGGACAAGGCATTTATCCTCTTGCAGTGGACACGATTGACCTCCTAGACCATCAGATTCGCCAGAACAACGGAGATGCATCTACCCAGATTGATATCTCAATTACCCGTATATCAGAGCCAACTTTTGCTACAATCCCCAACAAACTAGCTACAGGACGCCCAATTCAAGTCTGGATTAACCGCCAGTCAGGGATGAGTAATACCTCAGCAGCAACTCTAAACGGCACGATTAACGCAACAACTACCTCAATTACAGTCAGCGATTCTAGTTATTTAACTAATACAGGATTTATTAAAATTGACAACGAGACGATTAGCTACACCAACGTAGTTGGAAATGTACTAACCAATTGCAATCGTGGACAAAACGGTACTACTGCAGCTTCCCATATAACAGGCGCTGCCATTACAGTACAGAACCTACCCTGCATTAATGTCTGGCCCACCCCAGATGCTGGTGGTGCTCCGTATACCTTTATTTATTGGCGGCTACGTAGAGTTCAAGACGCTGGTACAAACGGCACCTTTGAACAGGACATTCCCTTTAGATTACTGCCTTGTTTGGTCTCAGGACTTGCCTTTTATATAGCTCAAAAACTGCCTGATGGACAGGCACGATTGCAGTTTTTAAAAGCAGAATATGAAGAACAGTGGCTAATGGCATCTACGGAGGATAGGGAAAAGGCACCATCTCGGTTTGTGCCTAGAAATACGTTTTATGGAGCCTAACTATGGCTAATCAGTTTGCTTCTGGAAAACGCGCCATTGCGGAATGCGACCGCTGTGGTCAACGTTATAAATTAAAGGAATTACGAAAACTTATTGTAAAGCAACAAGTAAAGGATATTAAGGTTTGCCCTAGTTGTTGGGATCCAGATCAGCCACAGTTGTCATTAGGGATGTATCCAGTCAACGATCCACAAGCCTTACGGGATCCTAGACCAGATGTAAGTTATAAAAATTCAGGTTTAGATTCGATTGGAAGTATATCGGGAGGTAGTAGAATATTTCAATGGGGCTGGAACCCTGTTGGGGGTGCTAGAGATGACGGTTTAACACCGAACGATTTAGCACCAGAAGGTCAGGTAGGTAGTGTAACCGTAACAACAACATAAGGAGTTGAAAATGTTTAAGAAAAGCGCAGACGGTATAGCCAAAAAAGGCAAGACCGAAGGTAAAAATTTAGGTGATAGTGGACCCACTGCCGCAATTCAAAAGGGCAAGACTGCCAAACATGGCGTTAGCTCTATGGCGATGAAAAAGATGGGTCGTAATCTAGCCCGTGTAGCCAATCAAGGAATGCGTAAAACCGCTGGAAGAGGTCGATAATGGCTAAGTTCTCTATGAAAAAAGGTGGCAAAGAAGTCGGTTCTGCTGATGTATATGCAAAACCACACACAATGTCAGGTGGAACAATGGATCCGCAAGATGCTGTAGTTAAAAAGGGAAACCAAATAGATTCTTTGCGTCCATCGGTAGGCAATATTTTTAAAAGCCAGCCAGAAACAAAAACCTCTGGAATCAAGATCCGTGGCACAGGAGCAGCAACTAAAGGCGTAATGGCTAGAGGCCCAATGGCATGAACTACGTTACCTTGTTTGCTACTATCAAAGGATACGTTGAGAATGATTTCCCTGCCGCAGCATATACTAATGTGGCGGGAACAGGAACAACGGGATTAACTTCGACTGAGCAAATTAATACATTTATTCGGCAAGCAGAACAGCGTATTTATAATACTGTTCAATTACCAGCTTTACGAAAAAATGTAATAGGTACGTGTTTAGTTAATAATCAGTATTTAGGTATGCCATCTGATTGGTTGGCAATGTTCTCTTTAGCGGTTATTCAGCCTTCTGGGAGCGCTACTGGTTCGCAGTCTTTTTTGCTTAATAAAGATGTAGAATTTATTAGGGAATCGTTTCCCTTTCCATCTTCTATTGGTGTGCCAACCCATTATGCTATTTTTGATAGCAATACATGTATCTTAGGTCCAACGCCAGACGCTAGTTATTCTTTTGAGATGCACTACTATTACTATCCAGAAAGCATAGTTACGGCTAGTACTACTTGGCTTGGTAATAATTTTGACTCAGCTTTGCTTTATGGTTCTTTACTAGAGGGCTACACCTACATGAAAGGTGAAGCAGATGTAATTGCAAACTATCAAAAAAGATATGACGAGTCTATGGCGTTGTTAAAACAATTAGGTGACGGTAAAGATCGACAAGATATGTACCGTACAGGTCAAGTAAGGTACCCAGTAAAATGATAATTACACAAGAAAATGGCACCGCTGTTGTAGGAAGCGTGTTTGTAAAAACCGTTGACAATCGTGGTTTTACTCCAGAAGAACTTGCAGAAACAGCACTTGATAAAATTCTTTATGTTGGAGATCAATCTCATCCAGCAATTCGTGAACAAGCTTTAGTTTTTAAAGAACATGTCCGTGAGATATTAGTAGTTTATATGAAAGAAGCAGTAAAAAACGATCGGGCTACTATTGCAAATAAATTAAAAAACGCTGGCTATCCTGAATTAATTAATTTGTTAGGAGAATAAAATGGCATTTACTGGCAATTACATGTGTACAAGTTTTAAGCAACAGCTTTTAGAGGGCGCACATGATTTTCGTTCTTCTGGCGGCGATTCTTTTTACTGTGCGTTATATAATAACAGTGCTAGTTTTACGGCAGCTACTACTGCGTATACTGCAACAAACGAAGTTCCAAACTCTGGTACCTATGTAGCTGGTGGTGGTTTATTAACTAACGTATCGCCCACAACGTCTGGAACTACAGCGTTTCCAAGTTTTAGTAACTTTTCTTGGACAAGCGCAACAATTTCAGCATATGGTGCCATGATTTATAACAGCACTCCAGCGCATACATACACAAATCCTTCAGTAATTATTTTAGATTTTGGAGGAGTAAAAACATCTACAACTGGCACATTTCAAATTCTTTTCCCCGCAGCAACCTCCTCTACCGCAATTATTAGAATTACTTAATAGGAGAAAGCGATGGCAGATCGCTATTGGGTAGGTGGCACAGCAAATTGGGACGGAAACACTGGCACTAAATGGTCAGCAACATCTGGCGGGGCTGGTGGTGCATCCATACCTACGTTTGCAGATGATGTCTATTTTAATGCCGCTTCAGGTGCAGTAACAGTAACCGTACCAGGAAATTCTGTTAGCTTTAGAAATTTAAACTGCACTGGCTTTACTGGAACATTAACAGGCACAAGCGGAAGCTTTTTTAATTCTTATGGAGACATAACCACTGGCTCTGGAATGACCGCTTTTAGTGGGTTTCGTTTAGGTTTTCAAGGAGCAGTAAACCACCAAATAACAAGTAATGGAATTACCTTTTCGTTTTCTGATTACGTTGAGCAAAATGTAACTGGTATAACAGTAACTCTTTTAGATAATTTAAAAGTAGTTTCTAATTCTTTTAATTTATATAGAGGAACGCTAAACCTAAACAATAATTCACTTACGTATGATGGGACTTTATTCGACATCGGAAGTCAATTCACTACAGTCCTTGCTTTTGGTTCAACTGGTAAATTAATTTTAGGTCAGGCTTGTACTTTAAACTTTATTACTTCTGGCGGAGTTTTGCCAAACTTATCTTTTACAGGATCTAAAGAAGTTTATATTGCGGGTTCGTCTGGAACTTATACGCTTGAAAGAGGTTTGTCTCCTACAAATCAACAGCTTAACTATCTTACAACATCAACCTGTTCCGCTACGGTGCAATTTACTGGGTTTGATTATGTTAATACTATTGATTTTAGTTTAGGTTCCCCTACTTTATTTTTAAATCAATTTAGTCTTTCAATGCAAGTACTTGGAGATTTTATACTAGGCCCATCCGTAACAATTACTACTCCAATAGACGGCAGATCCATTAGTTTTGTAGCAACAAGTGGAACAAAAATAATTAACACAAGCGGTGTTAACATGAAGTCTTGTGGAATGAACTTTTCTCCATCTGCTTCTGTAATCTATGATTTACAATCCGACCTTGTTCAAAACCCAGTATCTAACGCTCGTATTGGTATTTTTGCAGGCACATTTAATACAAACAACTACAACATAACAACCTCTAACTTTAGAACTTCCAACAGTACTGTTAACTTAGGATCTTCAACAATCAATAGTTACGGAGTTGCTGATTTTACAGAGTCTAATTATATTGTGAGAATAGCCGCTAGTACTACATTAAACGCTGGTACGTCCACAATAAACGCCATAAATAATTTTGCAGCTAATTTTTCTGGAGGCGGTAAAACATTTTACAATTTTAATAAATTGTCTGGAGCTGGAAAAGTTACAATGCTTGACTCAAATTTATTTAACAATATATCTAATACGATAACGCCAACAATTTTTAGCTTTGCACCTGGTACAACAACTACCGTTAACAATTTTAATATTGCTGGAACATCTGGTAATTTGGCAACTATTAATAGCTCTTCGCCTGGAACAAAATTTAACATAAGTAGATCTAGTGGGATAATTAGCGTTAATTATTTGGCTTACCAAGATTCTAATGCTACGGGCGGGGCTGTTTGGCAAGCCCTTGCGTCAAACGGAAACGTAGATCTCGGTAACAATACGGGGTGGGTTTCGGACCCTAATGTTATTTATGTTGAGGTTACTGGGGTTAGTGCTTCAGGATCAGTAGGGACTGCTACTACTGATACTACTAGCACTGTAAACGTAGCTGGCGTTGAAGGAATAGGACAAGTTGGTAATGTTACTATTTTTAGTGAAGGTAATATATCGTTTCAATTAATTGGGGTTAGCGCTACTTGCCAGCCTGGGGATTTATTTTTCTACAGATGGAACGCAGTAAATGACAATCAAAACCCAAATTGGTCTCTAGTAAATGATTCACAAGCTCAAAGCTGGGATACAATTAACACAAACAGTACGCCAGTTTGGTCGAATGCTATTACATAAAGGTAAAGAAAATGCCATATTCTAATTTAAAAATTGAATTAATAAATACTGGAGACCAAAATAATACTTGGGGTACTACTACAAACCTTAATCTTGGTACAGCGTTAGAAGAAGCCATTGTTGGTAGAGCATCGGTAGTAATAGCTAATCCGCCAGCGTCTCCTATAGCTGCAACTTTAACTTTGGTTGATTCTCCTTCTAGTCAAACGGCTAGAAATTTTATACTTAACGTTACTTCAGCTGGAACATTAGCTTCCACTCAAACAATACAAGTCCCAGCTATTAATAAACCTTATATTGTCGAAAACAATACTACAGGCGGGCAATCGCTTTTAGTTAAAACAGCTGGAGGCACTGGTGTTATTGTTCCAGCGGGCACTAAAACTTTACTATATGCCTATAACACAGGCGTTGCAAATGACGTAGCTTATGGAATTAATTACCTAAGTTCCCCTACTATTGCGGGCGGAACTTTAACTAGCTCATCCTTGGCGTCTAGTTTAATTCAAGGTCAGAAGATGGTTGTCTCTGCGCTAGGAACACTAACTACTGGCACAACAACTATTAATTTAGCAAGCGCTCAAGTATATACAGCTACTATAACTGCAGCAAATACAATTACATTTGCGTTTTCTAATGCGCCATCTGCAGGTCAGTCTCAAGTGGTCCTTATGCGGTTAACAAACGGAGGTAGCGGTACTGTTGTATGGCCTGCTGGCACAAAATTTCCAAGTGCTGTAGCGCCTATATTGAGTACTTCTGGGGTGGATATGTTAGGGGTCTATTATGACGTAACAACTACTACTTATATGGTATTTACAATCGGTATAAATATTAGCTAATTATGTCATCTGAACTATTAATAATGTCTGGTGGGGCTAGTTCCTACAACTTGTATGGTTGGGGCGCAAATGGCTTTAATCAATTTGGCTATAACAGCGGAAGTTTAAACTTTGAGCCACTGGCTGCCTTAAATTCTTCAGCAAGCATCGTACAAATAACTGGTCGCGGGTGGGCAACATTAGCACTTGATACTACAGGACAGGTTTGGGCTTGGGGGGAGAACTTCTACGGAAGCGTTGGTAATTTTACTACTAATAGAACCATTGTTAGCCCCGTAGTAGTGTTATCTAATGCGGTTCATATAACCGCCAATACAGCTTCATCTGCTGCAGTTAAATCGGACGGTACTGTATGGGTATGGGGAGAGACGTTTAACGGTCTAAATGGCGTATCAGGAACTAGGTATTCTTCGCCAGTTCAATTAACTACCATTAGCGGTGTATCCCAAGTGGAATTTGGTCCAGGAACATTTAGTACTTATATTTTTTATAGAAAAACGAACGGGGAAGTATGGTCTCAAGGGCAAAATTTTAATGGAGTTTTAGGTGACGGCACCACAACATACCGTTCTTCTCCTGTTCAAGTTCTTACATTAACAGGCATTACTAAAGTACAAGTAGGAAATGGTGCTGGATTTGCATTAAAAAGTAATGGAACTATTTGGGGATGGGGTGCTAATTTTAACGGCGGCAATGGAACTGGAGCAACCAGAAGTGCTCCAGCACAAATCCAGTACTACTCTACCTATCCTACAGTTGGTGGTAATTTAGTTAATATCGTAGACATTTCTGCTAATGGCACTAATAACGGGTTTGCCATAGATTCTAGTTATAGGTTATGGGGTTGGGGAGCAGGTGATATTTATCAGTTAGGAGATCAAAACTACGTCCCTCTTAATTTTGATAGATCTTTGGCTGTATTAATTAACCAATTTTATGACCAAAACGGAGATTTAATTGTTGGCAGTCTTAGTACAACTCAAGTAAGTACTGGTAATGGTTCTGTGTTATCTGTTAGTAGTCTAGGAAAACTTTATTCTTGGGGTTTAAATGATGTTGGTCAAGCTGGTAACAGTATCAATGGTGGTCTACAAACAATTAGCAAACCCACACAAATTGGCACTAATACAAATTGGTCTAAATTAGCTTCTAGTATTCGAGAAAGTGGTGATAGCGGTGAAACAACTTTTCAAGCTAATTACGCAATAACTACATCTGGAACAGTATTTGGTACTGGAGTTTCACGTTATTATAATTTTACAAGAACAAATACTGTAACTTCTCCAATACAAGTTGGATCTAATGGATCTGTTTTAGCAACTGCAAATGGTAGTGCTTTTGGTATTGCTATTGGTGCAGATAAATTTTTATACACCACTGGTTCAAATATTTTTGGACAATTAGGCACTACGATATCTTATTCTGGTGCTACACCTACTGCTACTAGAGAAAGATGGTGGTTTACATTTTTACAAATTGGAACTAATAAATGGAAACAAATAGCTGCTGGAAGACTTTCTGGATATGCTATACGTGAAGATAATACATTATGGTCTTGGGGATATAATACTAAAGGAGAGCTTGGTGATGGCTCTGTAACAACTAGATCTTCTCCTGTTCAAGTAGTATCTACCTCCCTTAGTAGCCCAGTGTTAATATCAGCAGGTAGTCAGTATGCTTTAGCAGTTGACAACAATAGTCTTGTTTGGGCTTGGGGTGATAATGGTTTGGGGCAACTAGGTATTGGCTCATGGTCTCCAGGTGATTTTCGTATTTCTCCTGTACTTGTGGTTGAAAATACGGCTGGAAACCCACCACTATCTAGTATTGTGCAAATATCATCGGCGTATACTAATAGTTTAGCTTTAGATTCAAGTGGAAATATTTGGGCTTGGGGAATTAATGGTTTTGGAGGAATGGGAGTAGGTTCTATTGGAGTGAGCACACCACAACCTGCCGCTATACAAAGTACTCTTGGTTCATCTATTTTATTTTATGGCAATTCTCCAGTGCAGTTAGCTTCTGGGCAGTATCACTCATTAGCTTTGTCTTCGGACGGAACTGTGTGGTCAGTTGGATACAACGCATTTGGTCAGCTTGGTGATTTGACTACAACAAATCGTTCTGCTGCAGTGCAAATTTCTGGGTTGTCTAATATTGTAGCCGTAGGTGCCAATTTATATTCTAGCTATGCAATTGCAAATGATGGAAAGCTATGGGTATGGGGAAGAAATACTGGTTATTTATCGCCATCAATGAATATACCAGATCTATATATTGGGTATTTAGGTACGGCAAACAATAGTGTAGATGCTTATTCATCTCCCGTATTAGTTGGAACTTATCCTAGGGCTGAATCATTTTCTTTTTCTGGATCAAGTAATGCTGGATTTCAAACAATGTTAGTGAAACCTTATTAATGAAACATCCTATAGATCTTTCCGTTGAGTTAGCAATTAATAACAAGCACGATGAGGCTGAAAAAATCCTGCGTGACTACAACCAAAAAAATCCAAATGATCCAAGAGTGTTGTTTAACATTGGGTGGCATGACCTACGGCATGGAAAAATGCAAAAAGGCTATGAAGGTTTAAATGTAGGGCGCTTTATTAATGCTATTGGATCTGCAGCTATTCCTGGGAAAATATGGAAAGATGAGCCAATCGAAGGAAAGACAGTTTTATTTCGTTGCGAAGGCGGGTTAGGCGATCAGATTATGAACGTCAGGTTTGCCAAAGAAATAAAGAAATTTGGTGCTAATGTAGTTGTTTCTTGTGATCCTCCGTTAATGCCTTTATTTGCAAAAAACGGTTTTATTGCTATGACTACAACACTTAATTTTAACGGTCAGGCAACTACTGAATTACACGCTCCCAATATTTACTATGACTATTGGGTTCCAGCCATGTCTGCAGCGTACATACTTAAACATGAGTACAACACTATTGATGGTAAGCCTTATCTAAAGGCAGACAAAAGAGTACTAAATGCAAAGAACGGAGCGCTTAAAGTTGGGGTAAGGTGGTCTGGCAATCCTAAGTTTGAACATCAACAGCATCGCAGATTCAATCCGCAGTTAATGATTGATTTGCACAAAGTTCCTAATACAACGTTTTATTCGTTGCAACGAGATACTGACATTATTGAAGATCTGCCATTTGTAGATCTGCAAAAAGATTTAAAGTCTTGGGTAGATACAGCAGAAATTATTGCTGGCTTGGATTTAGTAATAACGTCTTGCACATCCGTTGCTCATCTTGCAGGAGCTATGGGTATACCTACTTGGGTTGTTGTCCCGTGCTTGCCATACTATTCTTGGGCAGTGCCAGGCGAAAAATCTGTTTGGTATGACTCAGTGCGTTTATTTAGGCAAGAAGTTCATGGGTGCTGGCATAAACCATTTGCATTAATTGAAAAAGAACTACAAAAATTAGTTTCTATGAAGGAGGCAGCATGAGATATTGTTTAGTTTCAGAGGGTAAAGTTATAGAAGGACCATGTTTCTTACCTGTGGTCTGGAACAATATTAGTGGGTTTTGTAATCTATCTAACGAAGATTTAGCTTCTTTTGGCTGGTTGTCTTTTGAGGTTAATGAAAACAACGATGAAGCAAATTTTAGGCAAATAGGAAGTACGCTAGAGATTACAGACACTAAAGTTACCCAAATAAACGAATTTGTAGAACGGACGGCGGAAGAAAAAGAAGAGTACCAAGAATATCTTAGGGAACAAGCTAAAAGGTTTGAGGTGTAAAAATTGAGTTATGCCCGATCCCTTTGGAATTATAGATGGCACGAAACAGGTCACAAAGACTCTTAATGAGTCGGTAAAGGCATCTGAAGAACTTAGTAAGGCAATTGACGGTGTTTTAGCAGTAGCGGATAAGGCGGCAAAAGAAAGGGCGGTATCAAGAAAGAAGTCAAGGGAAGTAAATCCTGATACCACAACAATTATTGAAGCGGTGGATGAGTTTCAAAGGCTGATGTTAGCCAAGCAGTCTGAAGAAAAGATTAAAGAAGAAATTACTAAGAAGTATGGCAGTCACGCTTGGGATGAGATACAAGGTATTAAAGCTAGGAAGCAATGGGAAGATAAGCGTGATAAGTATTTAGAGCAGAACGATAGACGGGTGATGAAAAGCGTTATGGCACTATGTTATATATTTGCAACTTGGGTAGCTTACGAATGTACTTGGGGAAGGTGGAAATAATATGTTACCGTTAATGGCACTATTTGACGTTGGGATGAAAGTCCTAGACAAGTTTATCCCTGACCCTGAAGCCAAGGCAAAGGCTCAAAAAGAACTCTTACAGATGCAACAAGAAGGCAGGTTAGCTGAACTTAACGCCGACAATATAGAAGCCCAAGAACTCACTAAGCGTCAAGAAGCGGACATGAGTTCAGACTCGTGGCTATCTAAGAACATCCGTCCAGGAACACTTATATTTATTTTGGTTGTATATGCATCCTTTGCAATTATGAGTGCGTTTGAAATGAATGTGCATCAACCCTATGTAGAACTGCTTGGGCAGTGGGGTATGCTTATTATGAGTTTTTACTTTGGCGGGCGTACTCTTGAGAAGATCATGGATATGAAGAGTAAGAAAAATGACACCCCTTAGCCTACATTTCAGCTTAGAAGAACTAACGACTACTGACCATCGTCAGTTTGATAACACGCCCAATGCTGACGAGTTAGCTAATTTAGTTCGACTTGCTAAGTTCTTAGAACAGGTAAAAACTGCTTTGGGTGGTAAGCCTGTGATGATTAACTCTGCCTTTAGGTCAGAAGCCGTGAATACAGCCGTTGGAAGTCGTAATACCTCACAACATCGGATTGGGTGCGCTGCTGATTTACGGGTGCCAGGTATGACCCCAGATGAGGTGGTTAAGACGGTAATGGCGGCAGGTCTTGGCTACGATCAAATTATTCGTGAGTTTGACCGCTGGACGCATATATCGATACCAAATAAGCCTGAAGATAAACCTCGCCAACAGGCACTCATTATCGATAAAATGGGTACACGACAATACGCCTAATATGCCACTTCAAAAACTACAATTTAAACCAGGACTAAACCGAGACCAGACTAACTACACCAATGAGGGTGGTTGGAATGAGTGCGACAAGATTCGCTTCCGCTCTGGCTATCCTCAGAAAATAGGTGGTTGGCTACGCTATGGGTTATTTACTGTGGCGGGCGTTTGCCGTCAAGTTTTTAACTGGATTACAACTTCTTCTGATAATTACCTAGCATTAGGCACTAGTAAAAAGCTCTATCTAGAGTCAGGAGAAAATTTATACGACATTACCCCAATAAGACAGACTTTTACTACCGCAGCAACTAATAACTGCTTTACCACGGTCAACGGCTCTAAGACCGTCACAGTTACTATTTCAGGTCACGGAGGGGCAGACGGGGCTTTTGTTACTTTTTCTGGTGCAATAGCAGTTGGTGGAATTACGGCAGCAAACCTAAATACTGAGTTTATTATTACTTTGGTTAACGGAAACTCTTTTACTATTACAGCAGCTACAGCAGCCACATCTTCAGCTTCAGGCGGTGGGTCTGCCATTACCGCAGAGTTTCAAATTAATCCAGGAAATGATGGCGGTGTTGCTGGATACGGCTGGGGCGCAGGTACATGGGGTACGGTTGGCTGGGGTTTAGGAGCAGCTACTCCTGTATTTGGCGCACAGCGGGATTGGTTTTTAAGTAACTTTGATAACGACTTAGTCGCTAATATTCGTGATGGCGCAATTTACTATTGGATAGACGCAAATGGTACGGGGGTTAGAGCGTCTTTACTTTCTACTACAACGATTAATGGAGTAGCACCTGCAGATGTACCGACCGAAGCAATGCAGATATTAGTCTCTCAAAACGATAAACATCTATTAGCCTTTGGTTGTACACCGTTTGGGGGAGGAACAGCAGATCCTTTATTGATTCGTTTTGCTACCCAAGATCAGCCTAATGTATGGACTCCGTTAGTCACCAATTCAGCAGGTTTCTTACGGGTGTCTCGTGGTTCTGCAATTGTTTGTGCAGTTGCAACAAGACAGGAAATCCTTGTATATACAGAAGGAACCTTAAACTCTTTACAGTTTTTAGGCACTACGGACGTATTTGGTCTTCAAGAGCTTTCGGACAATATATCAGTCCTTAGCCCACGCTCAGTCGTTACCGTTAATAACACAGCCTATTGGATGGGGCATGATAAGTTCTATGCTTATGGCGGTCGGGTAGAGACCTTGCCTTGCACCCTAAGAAACCACGTATTTGAGAACCTCAACTACAGTCAAGCCGATCAGATTATTTCAGGGACTAACGAGGGCTGGAACGAAGTCTGGTGGTTCTATCCAACGGCAGACAGCAACGTTAATAATGCCTATGTTATCTACAACCACTTAGAAAAGATCTGGTACTACGGCACAATGGACCGCACTGCGTGGTCTGATTCGTCTCTAAGGGAATACCCTCAAGCCTTAACACAGACTTCTTTCACTGGTTCTCTTAACAATAGTACAACTCTAAATGTGACTGCTATCTCTACTGGTAGCCTGCAAGTAGGTTCAATTATTACAGGTACTGGCGTAGCTACAGGAACTAAGATTACCGCTCTAGGCACGGGTACAGGTGGAATAGGTACATATACAGTCAATATTTCACAGCTTGTAGTCCAGACCACAATGACTGCTAACAGTGTTGTTTATAACCATGAACAAGGTCTTAATGACGACACCACGGCTATGGAGTCTTATATTATCTCGTCAGACTTTGATCTTGTAGACGGAGATCAGTTCATCCTAACAAAACGGATTATTCCTGACTTTAATTTTGCTGGGTCAACCGCTGCGCTGCCTGAAGTCACAATGTACATCAAACCCCGTAACTTTCCTGGCAACGCCTATTCCAACGTAGATTCTGATCAAGTCATTGAAACCTCGGTAGACGTCTTTACAGAACAGATCTTCATGCGGGCTAGGGCACGGCAGATGGCAATTGAGATTGAATCAACCGATTTAGATGTCCAATGGCAGTTAGGTAGCCCAAGATTGGATGGCAGACCAGATGGGCGTAGATAATGGCAATGCAACGATTTCGGGCGCCAGCTTTACCTCTGGCTCCAGTCGAATACGACCAACAGCAACTGTCTCAGTTAATTGGGGTTTTACGGCTTTACTTCACCCTGTTAGACTCCAACGTGCCTTTACAGGCAGACGGGATCAGGCTATTAAATCTACCAACATCAGGGTACAATTTGCCAAACGGCACTGTATTTCAGATTGGCGAAGACTTACGGATAGTTGTACCTAACATTTCTTATCTATTTGGAGTATCAGCCACAGCTAGTGTGGGAACAGTAACGGTAACCATAACATGACAACATCTATACAAAACACACCTGACAAGGTAAAGTTTAGACAGGACGTCTTAACTGTTCAACAAGGCATAAAAGAAGGGCTAAAAGCAGGTAGATTAAACCCAGTTGATAGCCCTTTAAAACATTATTTTTCACCCATAGATGAAAAATACGGATGCTGCACCTATGCCAGAGAAATACTCTTACGGAAAGGCTCTTTAGTTATAGGTAAAATACATAGGCATCAACACCTTAATATTATTTCTAAGGGGCGGGTTAC